TTTGCCACATCCAGCTTGATCGCTGCGGCTTGTTCTTGGATAGTTAAGTCTACCGCATCACTTTGCAAGGCTATGGCGAATGTGCGCCGAGCGTCGTTTGTGTTATCAGTTGCTTTAACCTGCTTGTTGAGCATATTGCCCACATTTTTTATTTCAGTTGAAAAATTCATAATCATATTACCTTTAGGTATATTAATATTTAGATAGGAAAAAGTTTCCTAGGAAATTTATTTACCCTCAAAATCTAGACTCAATTGCCCGTTGAGATCAATCCGAAATCCAGACGGACTAACCCCTTGTTCCAACAATCAAGCCAAGTTATTAAAGAGCGAGTAGAATCAGGGTAGTAACTAAAACTTAATTACTTATCTAACCTACAAGCTTATTATAACACTAACCAGATTCTCGATGCAAAGACCTTGTAGTTCTATGCTAAGTCTATTTAGTTATATAGGGGGTATAATTTAGCTGTATAGGTACCTACTTAGGCATTCATCTTGTGAATATGCAGAGTTCAGGGTGAATGAGAATGATTCTTACTTGTATTACCATTATTCTCTGTAGATGCGAATGGGTCTCATTAGAGGTACGGGGGGAGGTATAGGAGTCTGTCATAGTAGCGGTACCTGCTTAGATACAAAAAAGGGTGATATTAGATAATTTAATACATTAGGTAAGTCTATAATAAATAAGGGAATGTTATTTAAGTTAAGGGAAGTGATAAAGGCTGCGGTGAGGCTACACTGCGGAGGACTATGTACGACACCTGAGATCCGCCAAGTTAGCACTAGGGAGTTAACTAGGGAGGTATGAGAAAGTACTAAATAACTATTGACTTTTGAGATAAAGTATGCTATAGTCTCCTGACTATATAGGACTGAACAGAAACAGCGTACCCTGTAATCTATAATTCTTATCCTTATGATCAACAAGAACACTGTGACTTGTTCAGCAGCTATATAGATACTACAGAGTATCTAATTAGTTTGGAGCAGGTTTGTTATGAGTGATGATCATGAGGAACAAGTTGTTGTTAAGCCTAAAAGAGGCCGTCCTCGAAAGGCAGACGTAGCAGCAAAGAAGAAAGGGAATAGAGGTTTAGTCGGTAGACCTAAAGGGGATGCTGCTAGAATCAATGAACTCAAGGCTAGGTTGTTAGCTACGAGTGGTGATAAGGTTATCAATAAGGTGATAGCTATTGCTCTAGAAGATGGTCATCCCGTTCAATCAGCAGCCCTAAAGATGTGTATGGATAGGGTTCTTCCTGTTTCCTATTTTGACAAGAAGAATGAGAGTGGCGGCAGGAATGCAGTTTCGATTACTATTACTGGTGTTGGCGGTGACACTACCATTGTTGGGGGCGGAGATGATGCCCTTGAAGGAGAATACGAAGATGTCTGATTTATTTAGTGGTAACAGATTCCAAGTGTTTCTTGATTCTATTGCAGAGATAGAAAGTAAAGGCGTCTACGACATCAGTGGAGGTACTAATGATCACTATGATGGCAAGTACCAGCTAGGTAAAGCAGCTAAGAAAGATGCTGGAGAGTTGTTGGGCGTAGACCTTGAGCATACTAAGTCTGCTCGTGAGGCTTTCCGTAAAGACCCTGAGCTACAAGAACAAGCAATGAAAGCGTTAGTAATGCGTAATCACCAAGCCTTAATCAATAAGCAAGGTGAGGCTTATACAAGTCTCCCTGACGAAGAGAAGTTAGCTGTACTAGGCTATGCCCACAACCAAGGAGCAGGAGGAGCTAGTAAATGGATGCGTACAGGCCGTGTAGAGAAGGACGGGTTTGGTACTAAAGGTACAAAGTATTCGGAAAGCATCCGTAGTAATCTAGGAAACCACGGCTTCTATGGTGTAGGGGAGATGTTAGAACATGAAGGAGAACAGTTCATGTCATTGGCTACAGATGCTACAGACAAAGTTGTGTCCTTATACGATGATGCTATGAACTGGGTAGGAGGGTTGTTTGGTGTTGATGATGTTGATCCAACTCCCCATGAGATGTACACAGTACAGTCTACAGACTCTGATGGTTTAGGTATGATAGCTCAGAGAGCTGGTATTCCTTTCAGGACAGTGATGGAGTTAAACCCTGATATGGACTACGGCAGAATCCAAGTAGGGCAACAGGTACGTCTACGATAATGACTGATCTTAACGTAGAGTTACTAGATTGGCAGCAAGAAGTATTCAATGACCCTCACCGCTTTAAGGTAGTTGCAGCAGGGAGGCGTTGTGGTAAGAGTAGGTTAGCAGCGTGGGCCTTAATAATTGAAGGTCTACAGGCAACTAAGGGACACGTATTTTATGTTGCCCCTACTCAGGGACAGGCGCGTGATATCATGTGGGAAACTCTAATGGAGTTAGGCCACACAGTTATTAAGAGTAGTCACATAAACAACTTACAGATTAAGTTAGTGAATGGTACTACGATTGCTCTTAAAGGCGCTGATAGACCTGAGACTATGCGTGGTGTTAGCCTAAAGTTCTTGGTTATGGATGAATATGCTGACATGAAGCCAGAGGTGTGGGAACAGATACTACGTCCTGCACTGGCTGACCAAAAGGGTCGAGCAATCTTCATTGGTACTCCTATGGGACGTAACCATTTCTATGACTTATATCGTCATGGACAAGGAGATGATCCTACCTTTGAGAGTTGGCACTTTACTTCTTATGATAATGACCTATTAGACCCTGAAGAGATTGAAGCTGCTAAAGGCAGTATGTCATCCTTTGCATTCCGTCAAGAGTTCCTAGCCTCCTTTGAAGCTGCTGGCGGTGCTATCTTCAGTGAGGATTGGATTCAGTTTGATACTGAGGAACCTGTTGAGGGTGACTACTATATTGCAGTTGACCTTGCAGGCTTTGCTGATATTGCTAAAGCTACTACCTCTAAACAAAAGAAGTTGGATACAACCTCCATCTCTATTGTTAAAGCAGGGGTGGATGGTTGGTGGGTAGATAATATTATATATGGTCGTTGGGACGTTAAGAAGACAGCAGAGAAGATATTTCAAGCTGTCCGAGACTACCAGCCATTAGCTACTGGAATAGAGAAAGGAGCACTGAAGAATGCTGTACACCCTTACCTAACAGACTTAATGAAACAGAATCAATCCTTCTTTCGTATAGAGGAATTGACTCATGGCAACAAGAGAAAGACTGATCGTATTACATGGGCTTTACAAGGCCGCTTTGAACACGGACAGATTACTCTTAATGAAGGTGAGTGGAACTCTGAGTTCTTAGATCAGTTATTCCAGTTTCCTAACCACCTAGTACACGACGATTTAATAGACTCCTTATCTTATATTGACCAACTTGCTAAAGTTAGTTATGCATTTGATTTTGAGGAAGATGATTATGAATTTATGGATGCGGTAGCAGGATACTAATTATGTCAGAAAACGAACTACTAATTGAAGAGACAGCCGAGAGCTGGATCATGGACAAGTGTAATAGCTGGCGTGATCACTTTGAATCAAATTACTCAGCTAGGTTTGATGAGTACAACCGTCTATGGCGAGGTATCTGGTCAGGAGCTGATAGCTTACGTTCCAGTGAACGCTCTCGTTTAATTAGCCCTGCCTTACAACAAGCTGTTGAAAGTAGTGTAGCAGAAGTAGAGGAGGCTACATTTGGGCGTGGTAAGTTCTTCGATATCAAAGACGATATGAATGACAAAGATGGTCGTGACATCGAATACTTACGCAACAAGTTGACCGAAGAGTTTGCGTTGAATAAGACACGTAAAGCTATTGCTGAGTGTATTGTAAACTCTGCCGTGTTCGGGACAGGTATTGGTGAGATTGTTCTCCAAGAGAAGACACGTAGGAAGCCTATGCAGAAGCCTGCTCTAGAAGGGCAAATGCAGACCTTTGGTGTTATGGAAACTCAGGAGGTCACTTGTACTATACGGCCTGTTCTGCCTCAGAACTTCCTTATTGATCCTACCTCGGCCTCAATAGATGAGGCGCTTGGAGTAGCAATTGACGAGTTTGTTCCCCTACATCAGGTGGAGACTCTTATAGAGGAAGGTGTATATGAAGATGTTGACTTAGACTCGACAGCTACACACTCATTCCTTGAAGCACAAGATGATATTGATGAATATGAGGATGATCGTGTACGTTTAACAAAGTATTATGGTTTAATTCCTCGTGAGCTTCTAGATAACTATTTGTATTCTGATGAGGAAGAAGTTGTTTCTCTGTCAGAGAGTCACACAGAGAATGGCTCTTTATATGTTGAGGTTGTTGCTGTCATTGCTAATGGCGACACCATTCTCAAGCTTGAAGAAAACCCCTACATGATGCAAGATCGGCCTATTGTAGCTTTCCCTTGGGATACAGTGCCTAGTCGTTTTTGGGGCCGTGGTATCTGCGAGAAAGGTTATAACAGTCAGAAAGCATTAGACACAGAACTACGTGCGCGTATTGACGCGTTGGCTCTCACAGTACATCCTATGATGGCTATTGATGCTTCTCGTATGCCGCGTGGCGCTAAGATGGAAGTGAAGCCAGGAAAAACTATACTCACTAACGGAAATCCAAATGAGATTCTTTCTCCTATGCATTTCGGTAATGTGGATAATATTACCTTTAGTCAGGCTGATAGTCTTCAACGGATGGTTCAGAATGCTACGGGAGCTATTGATAGCACAGGGATGGCTGGTGTGGTTAACGGGGATGCAGCCGCTGGCGCTATCTCTATGGGTCTTGGTGCAATAATCAAACGCCACAAACGGACGTTAATTAATTTCCAAGAGAGTTTCCTAATTCCTTTTGTACAGGCTGCTGCTTGGCGTTATATGCAGTATAATCCAGAGCAATACCCTACTGGAGACTATAAGTTTATTCCTTCTTCCTCTCTGGGTATTATTGCACGAGAGTACGAAGTTACTCAGCTAGTACAGTTGCTCCAAACAATGTCACCTGATACTCCTATGTACCCTGAATTGGTACGTTCTATCGTTGATAACATGAATTTAGCTAATCGTGAATCATTAATTGCTAAACTAGAGGAGGCGAGTAAGCCAGATCCAGTAGCTCAGGCTAATGCGGAGATGGAAGTGAAACAGAAGGAAGCTTATATCGCTGTACTTCAAGGACAGGCACAGGAATCTCAAGTCAGGGCATCCAAAATATCTACTGAAACTGAACTCTTGCCTATGGAAGCTGAGACTGACCGCCTTAAAGTACTTACGACTAACATTCAATCAGGTGATGAGGATGAAAAAGAGTTCACTAAACGGGCTAAGGTTGCTGAGTTAGTTCTCAAGGAGCGTGAGATCGCCAGTAAAGAGGCTATCGTTGATAGACAAATGCGTGGTTAGCAAATAAGTTAAAATAATACTTGACTTTTATATAGTATTATGCTATAGTCCACGCTAAATCAGCGTCCTACTACAGGAGAAACGCTATGTCAACAGATATAGATCAAGAATTAGAAAAATATTACGAGTCCCTCATTGATGTCTTTATGACAGAGGGATGGAAAATCTTACTTGAAGACTTCGGAGACTCTGAGGAGACTCTTCGGGATCTTGTAACATGTAAGACAGAGAAAGAATTACACTACAGGCAAGGTCAGTTAGACATCATCGGAAAACTACTAAGGTTTGAAGATGGTATACGCAACTCATATGAAGATTTCTTAAATGATTCGCGTATTTGATTTTGAATGTAGTGAATGCGGTAGCATTGAAGAGAAGTATGTACACTCCGATACTCGGATAAGTGTATGCTCTAAGTGTAACCAACAATCCAATCGAAAACTAGCTGCGCCTAGGAGTAATCTAGACCCCCACTCAGGAGACTTTGCAGGGGCTACGATTAAATGGGCAAAGCAACGCCAAAAACAGATTGCGATTGAGCGAAAGCGTGAGACTTCTTAGAAGCAACCTCACATAATATTATTCCACAATACCTTTAGGTACGGAGCACACATGGCAGAACTTTTAGATGGCAACCACGAGCCTCAACTAGCAGATGACGAGGAATATCAAAGCCTAGATACTTTACATACGGAGCCTGTTGAAGGAGATCCCGTAGAACAGGAAGACGAAGTTCCTGAGAAGTACAAAGGTAAGTCTGCTGCCGAGTTAGTTCGGATGCACCAAGAAGCTGAGAAGCTTTCAGGTCGTCAGGGTAACGAGGTAGGTGAGTTGAGAAAGCTGGTAGATGATTTCATTATGAATCAGTCAGCCACTAAGCAACCAGAAGAGAATGTCGAGATTAGCGACTTGGATTTCTTAGAGAATCCTAACGCAACTCTTGATAAGAAGTTAGAGAATCACCCTGCACTCAAAGCAGCAGGAGAAGCAACGAAGAAGCTAGCCCAGCTTGAAGCTAAGGAAGCAATCTTTAACGCCCATCCAGATGCAATGGAAATTGTCAACGATGAGAATTTTCGTACATGGGTTGAAAAGTCTAAGTCACGTACATCTAAGCTACAAAAAGCTAATGATGGATTTGACTTCGATGCGGCTGATGATCTATTCACAACTTGGAAGGAACAGCAGGAACTAATCGGTCAAGCTAAAGCTAACACAGAACAAGAACGAAAGCGTTCATTGAAGAGTGGTAGCAATGGTTCGGCAAGAGGTTCAGGTGAATCGACTACCAAGAAGTTTCTCAAACGGTCTGAGATTTTACATATGATGCAACACGAACCTGAACGATACCTAGCTAACAGCGATGTGATTACACAAGCTTACGCTGAAGGTAGAGTTCGATAATTTATTTAGGAAAATATTATGACTACTGCTACTTATCCCGCCCAAGGCGGTACACAAACTAACGCAACTTCTGCATCTTTCATCCCTGAGTTATGGAGTGACGAGATCATTGCTTCTTACAAGAAGGAATTGGTTGTTGCAAACCTAGTAAACAAGATGCCCATGTCTGGCAAGAAGGGTGATACTATCTTCATCCCTAAGCCTAATCGTGGTACTGCACACGCTAAGACCTCTGGTCAAGCTGTTACTGTTCAGAACGACACTGCTACTCAGTTGTCTATTTTGATCGACAAGCATTTTGAATACTCTCGTATGATTGAGGACATTACTGACATTCAAGCTCAAGCTTCTATGCGTAAGTTCTATACTGGTGATGCTGGTTATGCATTGTCTAAGAAGGTTGAAGATGATATCTTTGACCTAGGTAAGTCTGCTAATGGCGGCAACGGCTCTACTTGGGCTAAAGCTCAGGAAATGGCTGCTGATGGTACATTGTCTGACTACACTGGTACTACTCAAGCATTTAACGATGCTGGTTTCCGTAACCTAGTACAGCACTTGGATGATCTTGACGTACCTATGGATGGTCGTTCATTGATCCTTCCTCCATCTGCTCGTAACAGCATTATGGGTATTGATCGTTATACTTCTTCTGACTTCGTAAGTGGCCAGACTGTTGTTAATGGTAAGATTGGTAACTTGTATGGTGTAGACGTTTACATTAGTAACAACTGCCCAGTTGACGGTGCCAACAAGCTTGGTTTGTTCATGCATAAGGATGCTTTTGTATTCGCTGAACAAATGAGTGTACGTTCACAGACTCAGTACAAGCAAGAGTTCTTGGCTGACCTATTCACTTCAGATACCATCTATGGTACTGGCGTGTTGCGTGACACCTCTGCTGTCGCTGTTGCGCTTCCTGCGTAAACACATTAGGCTAGAATTTTAGCCTTCTCAAGGGGAACTGCTTAGACTTCTAGGGAGTTCCCCTTTCTTTTACTTAGAGGAAAATATAATGTCAACCTTCAAACAGAAGAAAGAACTTAAAGCACAGATTGCAGCAGCTAAGGCGGCTGGTAAGTCTACTCAAACCATTGGGCGACTTCAATACAAATTAAATCAACTAACTGCTAATCCTAAAGGTAATGCGGTTAGAACTAAGTCTACTACGAATAAAGCAGGACAAACTGTTAGAGGTTCTGTAGTTAAGACCAAGAGTGGTGGCACTGTACGTACAAAACCTACATCTACAGTTGCAAAGAAACGTCCTGTTGCTAAACGCAAGAAGCCTCTAGTTGGGCATCCATCTGGTGGCACAGCTCCAGCTCCAGCTCGTAAGGTATCTACTGGCCCTTCAACTCGACCTGTTAATACGAATAGGGTACGTGTATCAGCAGCCCCTCATCCAGTAATAACAAAAGGTAAGGCAAGAGGTATTGAAGGTGTTGGCCCTAATGCAGCTCGTAATAAACGTATTGCAGAGCTTGAACGTCTACTTAAAGCAGAAGAACGTGCTAGGGTTAAGGAAGCACGTAAGAACCGAACGTCAGCACGTTAAATAAGGAAACACTATGGGAATCTATCGAGGCACAGGTGGTACAGGCGACTCTACCACTGATGCGACAATTAATGAAGTAACACAGCAAGCGGTTAATGCTGCTACATCGGCTACTGATGCAGCTAGTAGTGCCTCGGCAGCTTCCTCCTCAGCTTCTGGTGCTGCTACATCAGCAACATCATCGGCTGCTAGTGCAACTACATCAACGACTAACGCAATCAACGCAGCTCTCAGTGAAACTGCTGCGGAGCTTTCAGAAACTAACTCAGCAACAAGTGAGACTAATGCAGCATCATCAGCTACTTCATCAGCCACTAGCGAAACAAACGCACTGGCATCTAAGAACGCAGCAGCGACTAGCGCAGCACTCTCAGAAGATTGGGCATCTAAGACTGACGGCCCCGTGTCTGGTGGTAACTACTCTGCGAAGCATTACGCTTCTTCGGGTAACGTGGCTACGGTATCTGGTGACATTACCAATGTAAATACAGTGGCTGGCTCAATTACTAGCGTAAACACTACAGCAGGCTCTATTGCTAATGTGAACACTGTGGCTGGTAACACTACTAACGTAAACAAGGTGGCGGCGGTTGATGCGAATGTCACTACGGTTGCAGGTATAGACTCTAATGTTACTACAGTGGCAGGTATCTCTTCCGACGTAACTACAGTTGCTAATGATGGCTCAGACATTGGAGTGGTTGCCTCAAATATCACCAATGTAAATAACGTGGGCGGCTCAATCGCTAATGTTAATACTGTCGGCGGCTCCATTGCTAATGTTAATACAGTGTCTTCAAATACCACTAACGTCAATACAGTCGCGGGAGTGAGTGCAAATGTAACTACAGTAGCCTCAAGTATCGCAGACGTAAACACAGTAGCTGCTGACATAGATACTATTTCTGATGTGGCTGACACGTTAACTGATATTCAAACCACGTTGGTGCAAATGGCAACAGCTTATACAAACTCGCAAACTCGCTATATCGGCGCAGTAGCATTTCAATAAGGGTAATAAACTATGACTGTTGAAACAGAAGTAGCAACATTAACAACGGCGGTTGATAACCTAACTACTGCGGTTAATGTTAGTAAATCAACTTTAGATGCGTCCGTAGCTGATGCACTGGGACACGCTGGTACAGCCTCGACTCATAAGACGGGTGCTGAGACAGCTAAGTCGGGTGCAGAATCTGCCCGTGACCAAGCGTATACATACAGCCAATCAGCAGCAAGTGCAGTGGCTTATCAAGACCTAACGGCTATCGCTGAGAGTAAGTCAGACACAGCCGCAGACGTTTTCGTATACGACACAAGCAAAGACTCAGACGGTGGTCAGTGGCGTAAGCGTACACAGCACACTAGCTGGTACAACGAAGCCTTGAACACAAGCACAAGGGGTTCACGTAAAGAGTTCCCAAGCGTGGCTGTGATTGTTGCAGAGAATAATAAGGTTACTATCTATGATGGTGATGACCCTGCTATGCCCATGTGGATGGTGTTTGACGGTGGTAATGCGCTTATCTATGCAGGTGTAAACGGCGTTTCTATGCTTAACGGCTTATTTGCTTTAGGTCAAAATACTTATGGAGTTGTTACATACGACTTCTTAAAAGACGTAATAGGTAGGTATCGCCATTCACAGGTATACGGTGGTCTAAAACTGCCCTTATCCTCTATTGCCAATCGTGACACAACTCACTCAGGTATAACGCAGACTTTCCCATCTATAGTAGATTCACAAGTCAACGATGTAGCAATGACCGTCCTACCCAACGCACCCATAGACTCTGCAACAGGCTTACCCATTCCAACGATTGCAGTTGCAACGGATGGTGGTGTGAGTGTGATTAAAGATGATGGGACGGTTGTTGATAAGGTGCCGAATTCGCCTAACGACGAAATCCGCAGAGTTGCATTCACTAAAAATCACGGTTTACTTGTGTTTACTGAATATAACGCTAATGGTCATGGCGGATTGTTAAATTACTTTCCTCCCGAACTGTTATTCACAACTGATACTATTTACGCTGGGCATCAAACTAGCCAAAATAATACAGCACGTATCTACGCACCGAGTACAACTTGGGGTCATAACAATTCGCAGCTCCGTCTTAACTACGACAGTAATGATTACCATAGCGGAGGCATGGTAGCAAAAGACATTGATGATTTTGCCATCGGAGGGGAGGCAGGTGTTACTCAGATTCTATCCGATGAATCAGACACATACTCTGCGAATTTCGACTCCAAAGGCATGGTCAACTACATCACCTCAGACTACAACACTGGCTGGATGAATGGCGACATAAAACTAGCGGCACTCAGCGACACGGATGATACTGATGTTGTTGGGTCTGGTGAGTTGGTTACTAATGGTACGTTTGATACGGATGTGTCTGGATGGACAGCAGGGCTATCTTCCACCATAACGTATGATGCAGGGAGAGCTAAACTTGAGTTGCTAAATGGTGCAGGAGGTGTATATCCGAAAGCACAATGTTCGCTTGGTACGCTTACTACTGGTAATACCTACATTGTTCATATAGGTGAGTACCAAAAAACATCCGGCAACAACTTGCGTGTAGGCATAAGCAATAGTGATTCAACTGGCAATGACTTAGCTGTGTCATCTACTATTAACTCTAGCACGGACTTATCCAACGCTTCCTTTTCGTTTACCGTTAGTGGGACAGGGGTTCACTATCTGTATATGTATATGCAAGACAGTAATGGCGGCAACTCCGTAGCCCATTTCGACAACATCTCAGTACGCCTAGGCGACTCAGACCGCAGCGTCAACGGAAACGGCCTACAAGTACACGGCACGATTACCAAGAATCCTGTGGCAACTGGTGCTGATTTGGTGGCGTACAGTGGGTTCTCTGGTAGTAACTACCTTGAGCAGCCTTATAATTCTGATCTGGACTTTGGGACAGGTGATTTCTCTTTCACCGCATGGTTTAAAGCTAATTCTGCGGGTGGCGCACAATATTTGTACAAGCGTGGAGCAAATACTGGCGGTAGTGCAGGAATGACGATCTGGACTGCGGCAGATTTACAATATATTGCCCTTTATATAAACGGGGCGGCAATTCATACACCCGCAGGTATTTACCCTCTAGGTGTATGGAATCAGTTAATTATTGCTAGACGTAATGGCGTAGTGACTTTCTATATAAATGGTGTCAGTAAACATAGCGGAAACAATACGGCTAGTGTCCCAACAGGCATGGCTACTCAAGTAGGCTATAGCGCTACTAGTTCTAGTTTAAGTCTTAGCAGAATCTCAGCCACAGCCCCAACAGCCGAACAGATCGCCAAGATCTACGAGGACGAAAAGGTGCTATTCCAAGAGAACGCCAAAGCAACCTTGTACGGCACATCTGACGCAGTGACCGCATTGGCTCACGATGATGACACCAACTTACTACACGTAGGTACTTCATCTGGTCGCTCAGTGTTCCAAGGGCTTAAACGA